CTGAGCTTCAAGAACATCATACCGCTCGTTAGGAACGTCAATGTAATGGTCTGTGAACAACTGTTGTAGGCCGTTAATGAAGTCTTCAGCGATCTCACCCTTGAGTCCTCTCTCAATAGCAAGTTCGTTTTCTTTACTCCACTCGTCAACAACATAGTTTAGATAGTCATCAACCTTGTCGGAAAGTTCTTCCTTAAAGGTGGCAACTTCAGTTTCTTTTTCTGAGGAAAGCTCTTCGGCAATGCGTTCTACTTCATCACGCACTTTCGATTTGACAGCAGCTTCAAAGATAGTCGCCGCTTTGGTCTTAAAGTCTTCCGAAAGTTCGTCTTCGTCTTGTACAAGGGCTTCAACGTCTTCTGCAACGTCAATTTCCTTGATACGGACTTCACGTTCTTCCTTCTTGACTTCATCAACCGCATCGGTTTCTTCTTCATCCTCTTCGTCAGCGCTGGGATCAACCATGGCGGCAATCTGTTTTGCAGACATACCTTCCATTTTCTTGACCATAGCGTTGATCATTTCTTTTTTAGAGGCAAGTTCTTCCAACTGTTCCCCATCATGATCGACTTCATCTCCAGCAGCAAGTTTCTCTGCATCTCCTGGCGTAGAAAGTTTAGAAGCAGTACCTTGCGCTTTCGGCGCTTCGGCAGGTTTAGAACCCTTCTGTTGAGCGTCACCACTCACTTTCTTTGCTTTAGAGGATGCAGCTTTGCCTGGATCAGACGATGCATCAGGAGAAACAACAGCAGGACCCATGTCTTGCCTTTCTCCTTCCACTTTAGAACCCTTCTCGGCAGCCAACCCACTGTCATTAGGTTGTTTATTCGCTTCATCAAGTTCGGCGATTACTTCCGCTTCAAGTTCCTCAATGGTTTTGTCTAATTCTGAATCGGACATAAGGTGTCTCCTTACAAATTAAATTTATAATATTTATTTATAAATTACAACTTTTTGAGGAATTTAGCGAATTCTAAAGCTTCAAAATTCGCTTTTCGCCGTTGATTTTTGGCGATATTTCTTTTCATCTCTGCGATTTCCGCTTCTTTTATGATACCATTATCCCAAATCCATTCCTTTCCTTCCATAATACCTTCTACGAAAGCATTAGGAGCAGAAGGATCTGCTACGATATCTGCGGCTGTCGCAAGATAGAAGTCATCTCTCACATAATTAGCACCATTCCTTTGGTCTAGACTCCCCATTCCTCTTGAGGAAACTCCAAGTTTGGCACCTTCGTCCATTAGATTTTTGACAATTTCTCCCATTGGTGTAGACATAATCTTCGCTTCACCAATAAAGTTCTTGCCGTCTGGATGTAAATCGGTAATCATATGGGATACTCGTTCAAGATTGACGGTAGGACCGTCAGGATGACCAAGTTCCCCAAAAGCACGATTCTCTTTAATAAAATTCTTGTTGTATTTGGATACTTCTTTCTGAAGTACTTCCATCGGATATACTCGACCATTACGGTTCTTGATATCAGCTTGCATGAAGATGCCACGGATTTTGTAGTTCTTAGCACCCTTCTCATCTTCTTCAATGAGAAGTTCGGCATCCTCTACAGCTTCTGAAAATAGTTTAAGTGTATGCATCTTCAACTCCTATGTGATATTATCCCAACCTGATACCTTCTTCATACGCAACCAAATAGTCCCAACTGATGCAGAAGCATTGGTTAAGAGTACATCACCTGTAACACCACTTCCGGCATTATTAGGAATGGATGGTACACCATCAGCAAACCCAACTTTACCACTACCATTCAGTGAAAGAGCAACTACGTTACTTGTCGCATCCCACAAGATATCTGTTTGTGAACCAACCGACCATGCAACACCAGTAATAGTGGTACGAGGATCCGTTGCGGCACCTTCAGCAGCAGATGCATCAAATACACTAGCTGCACTGTTAGTACCAGTTGTTGTAACCTTTACAAAATATTCAAAGTCACTATCTACAATTTCCTGTAATACGACTGCCATTGTTAACTCCTAAATTGATAACATCTCTGATTCAAAGTATTTCATCAATTGTCTTTCCGTAACTTTGAATTCCTTGGATACTGTTTTTATAGTTTTATCAAAAGTATTTAGGAAATCTGAAGGTTTGGCATCCATTTTTTGAAAGATTTTATCTACTGCTTTCCGCATTTTGGGTGAAAGTTTCTTATAGGCCGCACTTTTTTTATGCTCGTCCTTCTCTTGCACCACTGTATATACGGAATCAAACCTCATCAGTCTCCGCTCCTACTTCTGGAATTGATTCAATAGGGGAACTTACTAGTCCCTTTGCTAGTTCAATACGTTTCTTTTCCAACGTATCTCCAACTTTTTGTACCATTGCGTCCTTGAACACCTCTCCTGCTTTTACCATATCCTGTGCAGAAAGGGCATCTACCATCTCTTTACTCATCATCTTCTCCTGTATCATTAGGATCTTCATCATCACGGCGACCCAAATCCTTTTGTTTATAGTTTACATATTTATCACGTTTACCTGTCTTAGCATCGTTGTTGGGATCAGTTTCAACATAATCAGGCATTTCATCTGGTGTGATAACATTACCGTCACCATCTTGTGGATAACGTGTGATACCATCACCACCATCTGGAACGTCCATACCACCATCATCATTATCCATTTCCATTTCAGATTTAATCTGTCCACGCATCTCATCAATTTCTGCATCATTCATGCGTAGAACATTCTTCAGTACATATTCTTTACTGAAGAACGTACCAATATAGGATTGGATACTATCAAGTGTTTGAATACGATCATTCAACAATTCTGCATCTTTCAACTCTGCGAAATGTCCATCTGCAAGGAAATCAAATTGAATGTGTTCTTTCATTTGATCCCAATCATCAGGAGCAATTATTCCTTTGAGTAAGAGTTGTGTTTTAAGTATGTCTGTAAATAGAGGTGTGAACTTTTTCCGAATCCTTTGTACGAATTTTGTGAATTTAAGTTCATCACGGGTAATTTCCGTTGCACGACCAAGGGAGAAACCGTTCTCCGCTTCAAGTCTGGAAATCGGGACATTGAGTGAACGGTATAATTTCCTTTGGAAATATACGATATCATCAATCTCTCCTAAATTCTGTCCACCTGGCAATGTTGTAATCTCTGTTCCTCTACCACCTTCTCTTCGTGGGAGCCAGAAATCTTCCAACATACTCATGTGGTTTCGTTCATCTCGTATTTCACCAGTTGTCGCATCGTATACCAGTTTGTTACGATACCTGTTCATAACATCTTTGAGGTATTGTTCTGCTTTTATCTTAGGAAGATTACCAACATCAATGTAGAAAATCCTACGTTCTGGTGCTCGTGAAATGCGATAGATAACCAACGCATCCTCAATCATCCTTAACTGATTAACTGGTTTGATTGCTTTTTGCAGATAAGATAAAACCTTACCTGTATTCTGATCTATTGTACCAGAAGGAACATATGTGATTGAATCTTCTGCAATCTTTAGTCCTTGACTTGGTGTTGATGAACTTGAAGTAGAACCTATACCTTTTTCATTATACACATAGTAGTTATGGGTTTTAACCACAAATTCCACACCAGTTTTTTTATCTTTATCCTTGACAACCTCTCGTACTTTGCGTATCTTTACAGGGTCGATATACCGTAATTCGGTAATACCCTTACGAGGCTGTTTAGTGTCGATCAACTTATGATAGAATAACCTTCCATCAACGTACCAACGCCTAAAAATATCGTGTCCTCTTTTATCAAAGTCCAGAAGACGTAGGACTTCTTTAAATTCTTCTCTGATTTTACGTTTGATTTTTTCTGGATATTTGAGTCGTTCTAAAACGATCTCTACCGCCTGATCTCTTTCATTGGAAACGATACCCTCATTTACAATGTCTTCAATCGCAGCATCACATTCTGACTGTTGAGCGATGTTCCGATACCTACGAATGAGATCAATATCAGTTTTCTCTCGTCCATCAGTATCTAGTACTTGCCCCCAAAATCCACCACCGGCTACGTCAATGGTTCCATCATCGGGAGATGGAGCAGTAAAACTAGGTTCTACTACTCCATCATTTCCCTTTGATCGCTCTATTTTGAAACCGAACAGTTCCGCCATAATATCTCCAATAACTTTTTGTTCCTACTATTTAGTAGGTTTTATAAGTCTAATATCAGAAATATTAAGCACCAAGTGCATTTGGATTATCCAGAACTCCACCACTAAAGGATGAAGCATCAGGATCATCCACTTGCGGCGCACCAGAACCAACACCAGATGTAACAAAGTGCATGTATCTCCACGTTACATCAAATGTCTCAATAGCATCAGCTTGTTCTGCAGCGAGATCAATCTGAGAGATTGAAGTCGGCCACGCAGATACAAACTTGTAGTTTTTGAGAATTTTGTTGGTACGATCAAGATGCTGAACATGCAAATCTGTCTGATAATTAGCAGGATTTACAAGTCCAGTTGCTTCTTGTAGATCGTTGATGGCGTTCATCCACCGTTCTATCATCGTGCGAACCGCAAAGTCAGCATCGTTGAAGAATGTAGTTGTCCACGCATCATCAAATGTCCGATCACCGGCAAGGTAAATAGTCCTACCACGGAAAGACACAGGAATTTCTGTAAGTGTCTGTCCAGGCAAGTTAGTTGCACGGCAATGAAACGATGCTTTTTCAAGCATAACTGCTTCAGTTGAGGATCCTTGAACCTGTGATCCAGTGTCACCAAAGACAATCACAGGGCCAGGAATAGCAAGTGTAACCTTAAACTGGTTATTCCTTGCACCACCAAATTTCATTTGAGATTTAAAGTCGTTAATAAGTGCCATTGTTATTACCCTCCTACTTCTGCAAACGACACACCGTTGCGAACAGCAGTGAACGTCAGGTTGATAAAGTTAATTGAATAAGCAGGACGAATGTAAATGTCACCACGGAATTCGTTATTGTTGATAACTACATCAGTGTTGT